CCGACGTTCATGTGCCGGGTGCCGAGGCCCCCGTTCACGACGCCGTAGTCCTTCTCGAGCGTCTGGGTGGTGCCGCCGTCGGTCGTGAGGACCGCGACCTGCGCGTCCCCGTTGGCGAACATCTGGCGGTTGACCTCGAGGTCGTGGGCCTGCATCCGGTCGCTCATCACCTCGGCGAGGGCCGGGCGATAGGAGCCGGTCTTTTTCTTGGTGACCTCGATCGCGAGGCCGTCGAGCGCCATGCGGGTGTAGGTCCGCACGACGTTGGCGTCGCCCTGGTCGTAGGTGCCTTCTTGGGCGTCAGGCAGGGTCTTGTTGGCCCCCGCGTTGGCGGACCCGCCGCCGATCCTGGTCTTGACCCCGAAAATCCACTTGCGGCCGGTGAAGTCGGCGTTCTCGAGCTTCGAGAACTGGGCTTTGAGTGGGGTCTCGGGATTGATGAGTTGGACGTAGACGTTGGAGTAATAGTCCTTCGCCAGGTCGTTCAACTCGGCCAGCGTGGTCGGCGTCACGGCGCCGATCAGGAACAACAGGCTTCGGGGATCGAAGCTGGATGGATCCAGCGGATTGATGGGCCCCGCGTGCGAGCCGCTGAACGCGAAGATCAGAGCCAGCACGACACACAGGACCTGCATGATCCGGGGACCGGAAATGAGCGCGCGCATAGCCAACTCCTGGGGGTCGGACTGCCGACCCACACTCGGGTTACCGATGTTCGGGAGCCAAAAAACGGCCCCGAAGGGGCTGCGCTCAGTGTTCCGTTTATCGCCGGTTCGACCACTCCCTGTTGCGGTCTGGCAGATCACGCAGCGTGAATGGCGCCACGGGACCGGGAGCTGCGGGCGCGGGTGGGCTACCACCGACGGGCTTCGTCGGGACGGCGCCGCCGCGCTGCACGGCATGGGCTGTCTGAGCGTTGTGCCGTTGAACGCCGGTCTGTTGTCCAGACAACTCTTCGACTTTGGCGGTCAACTCGGCAACTTGCTGCTGGAGTGGCGTCAGGCTCTGGGCGAGATACTGCGCTTCCGCCTCAAAGATGTGCTCCACATCCCGCCTGTCAAGCTGGGCATCCTCGGCCCCGTCTTTGAGCACGGTCCCGTAGATCAGCCGGACGCGGGTTTTGTCCACGCCGGCGTACTTGGGGTCGGCGGCGAGCTCGTCAATCCAGCCCAGGGCCTGCCGCACGCCGCGGCGCGTGTGATCCTGGCGCTCGCGCTCGCGGTACACGGTATTCTCCGCGTCCGTCTCGCGCTTGGCGATCGCGTCCTCGACCATTTGCTTGTAGCGCGGGTTGCTCTCCATCGCCCGCAGGTGCGCCTGAAAGGCGTCGTAGCCCTCCTGGGACGTGTTCGCCTCGCGCAGCATCTTCTCCTGGTCCTGCAGGTACTGCTCGCGCGCCGCCATGCGGGCGTTGAGCGCATCCATCTCCGCTTCCCGCTCGTCCAGCACCCGCGTCCGCTCGGCGACGCCTTGGGTCTTGCGAATGTAGTCCTTGCCCATCATCCCGCGCTTCAGGATGTCGTCGAGGGGCTCGTACTCGATCGTCTCGCCGCGCTTCTGCGGCAGGCGGACACCGCGCGGGATCTTGAACGGCTCGACCGAGCCCTCGAGCTGCGCCTCGATGAAGTCGAGCACCTCGGCAGCTCCAGCGCCCGGCGCAGGCGCAACCGGTGTGGCCGGCGGAGCGGCAGCCGACAGTTTCGGTGTGACCGGGGCCTGGCCGGGCGGAAGCTGGTCCGCGGGCGTCTTGGGACCGAAGCGCCCATCGGGGCCGCGGACTTGGACGACGGCGGGCGCGGGCTCTGGGGCGGCCGGTGCGGCGGGCGTCGGGGCCGGTGGTGGCGGAGCAGGGGCAGGCGCGGCCGGATCCGGCGCTGCGCCGCTCTTCACCCACTCGTTGCTCAGTTGCCGCGCTGCCTGCTCGAGTGTCGCGTCCTTTTCTGCCGCCATGATCTACTCCGCGCCCGCGGGCGCTGGTTCGGGTTCATCAGACTCCGGTGGCGCGGCTGCGGCCTGCACGATCTGCAGCATGAAACGATGTTCGGCGATGTGCAGCAGCGCGACTTGACGAATCGGCCACGGCTTCGAGATGTCGAGCGCGATCTCCTGGTGAATCGCGATGTGCGTGACCGGGTTGTCATCCGCCGGCAGCAAGAACGGCGCGCCCTCCTGCTCGGTGCCTTTGGCATGCATCAGCGCCGGCAGTCCGGCGGTCGGCGCGCCCTCGGGCGCCTCGATGATCTCGTACTCGCCCTTCTCGATCGCGAGGTTCTCCATGCGCGCCTTGGCGTAGTGGCGCGTCTGGCTGTCGAACGCGCCTTCGACCCCGCGCCCCAAGTCCATCAACAGCATCCCTTGGCGCGGGTCCATGAACCCCTCTTTCATGAAATCCTTGATCTCCGCGCGCATCGCCGCCGTGCTCGTCGGCTTGAAGCCCTCGAGGTCGATGTCGGTCTCGTCCGGATCGGGGAGATCGGCGCCCGTCACGGCGTCGATCAGGAAACCCAGGTCGGGCCGCTTGATCGGAATCCAGCGCTCCTCCTGCTCACCGTACCCCCACCGCGCCATCTTCAGTTGCTGGATGGCCCACTCGATGAGGCTCGCCTTCAGGTTCTCGACGGGGTCGTTGAGCTGGCCGTTCTCCGACTCTTGCAGCAACTGGACCGCGATGCCGGAATCGACGCCGGGCGGCACCTGGCCGCGCTGGATTTCGTGGAAGGCGCCGATGTTGTACATCGTGGCTTGTGACTTTTCGATCAGGCGCCAGCGATCGGTCGAGACGTGGCCCGGCGGCACCCGCTGGATGATGTCGCCGATCGGCCGGTTGGCGTAGGCCGTCTGCGTCGGGATCTCGATGTGCGCGCCGTCGAGGTTGGTGATCTGACTCGACAGACCAGGGATGCCCCACATGATCCACTGGCCGATGCCCTGGCGGAACATGTCCTCGAGGATCGCGCCCCACTGCTTGTTGATGACGTTCTGTGGCGCCATCAGGTCGGTCGTGACGCCGCGCGAGTACGCATCGAACGTCCGGCGCTCGTCGTAAATCCCGACGTAGGGCACGAATCCCTGCGGCAGCCCCTCCTCGCTCGGGTCGAGCGGGAAGAGCAGTTCGCTGCCGGCAATGACGATCAGCCGGCCGGCGGGGAACGGATCGCTCGGCGCTTCCCAGTATTCGGTGAGGAGCGTCTGTTCTTTCTCGGGCAGGGTCTTGCCCCCGCGGGCGGTGAGCAGATCGGCCGACATGCCGCGGCCCAGGCTCGGGCCCAGGCTGCGCACGATCCGCTGGTAGTTGCGGCCCGTGTTCATGCCCTGCACGTTCTCCACGCGCTTGGCGCGCTCGCCGTACTGCTCCTTGACGACCGAGATCGGGACGAGGTCGGAGTCGAGGAGCCAGCGGAACCCCTCGGCGGGGTCGAGGCTGTGCGCATCCGGGTTCACCCGCACATTGAACACCGAGCGGATGGCGGTGTCGGTGTCGCCCGGCCGGTAGCGGTAGGCGTCCGGGCTGTCGAGGACCGGGTTGCCCTGCTCGTCGGCGATCGGCTGGCCCTGCGCGTCCACCAGGTACTCGAGGAGCTGGGGCGGCGCGTCCACCACGTTGCCCTGCTCGTCGCGCTGCATCCGCGCCTCGGGATTCAGGTGCGGGATGATGATGCTCGCCTTGGTGAGCGGGCCGATGTTCTCGTTCCAGAAGGTCTTGAGGTGCGAGCCCGCGGAGTTGTAGGCGAGCCAGAGCGCCGCGCGGACCTTCGCCCGCATTTTGCTCTTGGACCAGCGGTGCGTCAGGAAGTTGGTCGCGACCGCGCAGCGATCCCGCTCCTCGTGGTCGTTCGAGCGAGGGACGGCCCGCCACGCCAGCTCGGGCGAGATCATACGGTTCGAGCGCGAGCGCAGGATGGGCCGGATTTCGTTCATCGTCACGAGGATCCGGCCCTCGCCGACCGGCGCGTCGAGCCACGCCTTCTCTTTGTTCGACCAGTCGATGTGCTGGCGGCCGTCGGCGTAGAGGAGTTGGCGGGTCGCGGCCTTGTAGCGCGCGACGGCGTCCTCTTCGCTATCCCCGAGCAGCGTGGTCACGTAATCGACGAGCTTCTGCGGGATGTCGCCGAGTTGCGGGTAGCCGGGACGGGTCTCGGCGAGTGGGAGCTTGGCCCCTGTGCGGCGCGGCGGCGCGGTCTGCGGAGGCGCGGTCACCGCACCCACGCGAACACGAGCGCGGCCACGACGCCCGCGGCATTCCACACGAGGTCACGGTAGCTCGGCAGGTCGGCGAACGTCGCCTTGTCGAAGTAGCGGCGCGTCCACTGGACCAGCTCGACGCCGATCGCGACGAGGCCGACGACGCCGATCGTCAGGAGCACGCTGACACCCGCGTCGCGCAGGGTCAGCGTGCCGGCATAGCAGAACACGAAGTGCACGAGCTTGTCCTCGCCAACCCAGCAATCGCGCGCCCAAGGGATCATATGCGGGGCTTGTCGAGTTCGAGGATGATCTTCACCGGGTCCCACCCGCGAGAGAGCATCGCCCGAATCCGTTGATCGACGGCCGCCCGCGACTCCGGCGACTCCCATTGATCGACAACGTCCTGCAGTTCCGAGGGCAGCTTGTCGGGGAGCGGACCGAGCTCGAGGGGCCGCGGCGCCGGCGTCACGCCGTCGTTCTTCCAAGAGTAGAGCAGGCGATCGGTAGCGCTCACGATCTCTGCGCGCGCCCAGTTCAGTTCAGCTTTGAGATACTCGAGGGCGGGCCGCTGGAGCACGTAGCATCCGGCGGCTCCAGCGGCCAGCCCAACGAGAAACACGGCGGCGAGAATCACCCGGCGCTGCCGCTCGGCGTTTCGGTGACGCGTGGGGGCCAGTTCCACTGGCCAGGCTCATTGCCCTGCGTCAGCGACGTACTCCAGAGCGGAGCGCCGGGGCCGTCGCCCAATATCCGCACATTGACGCACGGCGGGTCGTACGTCGTGAACACCTCCGTCACGATCGCTGGGGCTGTGTCACCCTCGTGGGCATTCCCGCCGATTGCGGCGGCGCAGTCCGCGCTTAGGGTGACCAGGACGATGCGGCCTTTGCTGGGAGGCATGATGTGTGGACTCCTTGGTTAACGGGACATGTCGGCTAAGGGAGCGCGACTCGGCAAACCGAGCATCGGACCGATAAAAAAAGGCTTCACAGCATCTCGCCTCGCGGCTTCGGCCGGTTCGCCCGGCGCACGACGTCGTCGAATTCCTGGGCGGCTTTCCGCGACAACGTGTCCAACTGCGCGCGCTCCTCCGCCTCGGGGTGCTGCACCGGCGCCGGCGTGAAGGGACGCACCAACTCTAAGTAGCGCGCGCAGTCCGTGCAATCGTCCTTCTCTTTGACCGGCTCGTCGGGCTTGCCTTTCTCCTTTTGGCGGTACTGGCGCAGCTCCCACATCAGCCGTGACTCGTGGAAGGTGACGCCGTCCAGTTCCCAGTCGGACACGAGGCTGGCGAGGAAGTAGATGTGCGGCCCGCCGAGCTCGCCCGTGAAGAGGTGCCGATAGTGTGGGTCGATCCACGCCTGGCGCCGCAGCCCCTCGATCGACGACTTCACACTGCCGGCGTCCTTCTTGACCGGCTGGGCGAAGATGCCGACGTCGGCGAGGTTCAGGATCGCTTGCGCGCCGGCGCCGCCCGGGTCGGCGTACATCGTGACCATGCGCACGAGCTGGGAGATTCCGTCCATGTACAGCGCGAGGTTGGTCTCCTCGAGCTGCGGCTCGTCCGCCGCGTTGGGCGCGAACGTGACGCCCGGGGCGATGCGGTGCCGCCAGCGCCACAGCATGCGCCGGTAGTACTGGGCGTGCACGCGATCGGGGATGTTCTCGTGGTAGTGCTCATCGACGTAGACCCGGTTGCCGTCCTGGTCCACCGCGGTGAGCAGCGCGCCGTGCCGCTTGTTCGGATCGGCAGTGAGCACCCAACTGTACACGCGGCCCTGGACCGGCAGGCTCGGGATGATGTACGGCGACTTCTCGTTGGAGACCTTGAGGTCGGCGAACTCGGGGAAGATGAGCCCTTCGGCGTAGCCGTACTGGCCGTAGAGCCGGGTCTGCCGCTCCGACTCGGAGATCGAGGCGTCGTTCTTCAGCCGCTCGACACCACCACCCGCGACGGCCGACGGATTGTCGGCCATGCCCATCTGGATGACGCTGAGAGCGGTCCCACGCTTCCAGACGCGCGGCACTACCTTGCCCTCCTGGATCAGTTGGTACTGCTCTCGGCACGTCGCCTCGTAGAAGGGCCCGTAGCTCCACGAGAGGCCGAGCAGCGGCGTGAACGTGAACACAATGACGCCGTTGGTCGTCGCCACCCGCTGGAGCGCCGACGTGTAGAGCCGCTTGTCCTCGGGCTCTTCGTCGAACACGATCAGGTCCACGACGTCGGACTCAAACGCGAGAAAGCCCTGCTCCTGGCTTTTGCCCCAGAGCGTGTTGCCGTTCGCGCACGGGTCGTCCCAGGTGAAGCGGGGGTGTGGGCTCTGGGCGTAGTGGTGGGAGATGCCGGCGAACACATTCTGGCGCAGCTTTTCTTCCCAGTTCGACAGGTACTTCTCGTGGAGCTGCGGCGAGACCCAAATCTTCAGCGGGCGATCGTGCGCGTTGCGGAGTCGGCGATAGATCGGGCCTTCGCGGCGGACCAGGCGCGAGACGATACCGGCACCGACGGTCGTCTTGCCGGACTGGTTGCCGCCCAGCACCACGACCGTGTCGGTGGACAGCCGCAGCGCCCAGTCCTGTTGATCGTGCCAGGGGAAGGTGGTGAGCGGCCCCTGGTCGAGGAGCGTCTCAAATTCGGCGAGGATCCCAGCGTCAGGGGTCAGAAAACCGAACCCTCCGTGATTGGGTGTGGAAGCCCGAATCGCCGGAGGGTTGGCCCGCCGGGTCGGTTATGAGCCGTCCGGCAAGAAGCGGTGGTCGGTCTGTCGATTGCCTTACGTGCTGGCCAACCCACGACCTTTAGGCGCCGCCCCGCCACGCGAGGACCGTGACCCCTCGCCCGTCCACGGTCAACGTCCGGTAGGCCGCTCGACTCGTACGTGGCTCGTACGAGACCGGTCCTAGCAGCCACGATCGGGTTCCGCTTGAACGACCTACCGAGTGGCGGGAGTGGGATTCGAACCCACGACCTCCAGGGTATGAACCTGGCGAGCTACCGAGCTGCTCTATCCCGCGGCGAGGGGCCGTGTTCTGGCTTGTCGGCATCGCTCTCGAACGAACGTTCTGCCCTTGCTGACGTCGGTTCGGCGATGCGACCCGTACTGACGGCCCCCGGATGCGCCCAACATAGGTTTGCCGATGCGCGCTAGCAAGCCCGACCCCTAGCCCGGTGAATTAAGGGGCCCTTAATTCCCCTTAATGGCCCGCATCGTGTGGGGATCCGTGTTCATCGCCTGGGTATTGGGCGTGTCGGCCGTGGAGCACGTGAGCGAGCTGGTGATCGGCGTTGCGGTGCTCACACTCCTGCTTCTTGTAGCCGGTTGGCGCCCGCGCGCGCCCGAACGCGCGTCGCGTTCCGCAGTGCCCGCGCCGGACACACCGCCCGGCGCCGTGCCCGAGTCGTGACACCCTCGAAGCGCCAGAGCTTCGCGCAGTGCGGGCAGCGCGTGGGCCAGCGCCCGCCGGCGATACGGAACGCCGTGCGCGTCTGGCAGCTCGGGCAGGTGATCGGGTAGGAATCGGTGGCGGCGTTGTAGCCGTTGTAGTCGAACGTGACGTTACACCAAGTCGCGGGGTTCATGGGACCGCCACCCCGCAGAGCCACCGGAGGAGCGTCGCGTATCGGCCTGGGGCACTGCGCATCGACGCCTGATGCCGTTGGGCGCAGTCGGTGCCTTTACAGAACCCGGTGCCGGCCGTCGTCCGATTGCAGAACCCACACTTGCGGCACCGGCGAGGACGGAGCGCACGCCGGCAGCGCCAGCACTGGTCCGCGGCGTGATGGAGATGCGTGAAGTTGATCCGCATCCCGCACGCACACCGCCGGTGTGGCGTTCTCATGGAGGCTTCGGGGCTCCACGGGATGAGACTTCGCCTAAGAGGCGCTTCATGGTTGCTTGTCCGTCGCGGCTCTTGAGCCATTCGTCGGACTCGGCGCGATCGGCATCGAACTCTCCATCCTTGGCTCTGCCGGCGATGGCGTGAAGCCCTGCTCGCTCACACCGGCGAACGAGGTCAATGATTGGGGTAGCCGACGAGGACCGAAAATCATGAAATGCGTCCGCCACCGCCAATAGAACCAGGTCAGCGGGCGCGCCAGCTTCCTTAAGCGCCGCGACCAGTCTGTCCGTAGACCGAGCACCCATGCCTCTACCACTCCGTTCTTTGAAGAACCGTGCCTGATTGCGAGCCCCTCATAGTGGCTCCCGTTGCCCGCAGTTACGTGGCAGCGATCCATGCGGGGCGCGCAGTCAGGTTGCCCGCATGATGTGAGTATGAACGGGCCGTAAATACGACCGAGTCGCTTCACTTTTCCCCTCCCGTTTTGACCGCCAGCGACGCCTTTAACGCAGCCATCAAGTCAAGCACCGGGGGTTGCGGTGTCAGCTCCGGTGCAGAGGCGAGAGAGGACGCGACACGGTTCAGCGCGTCGCGCACGGCGACGGCTTCGGCTTCCCGGACCCATGTCCCGCCATCCGGTGCGCCCGCCCTCATCACGTTCCAGTAATACGGGTCCTCGTCAGGCTTGGGGTGCCACTTCGCGAGACCACGCTCGACACTGTACGGCCCCTCTGGGGCTGCGCGGACCGGGATGGAGGAACGGACTTCGCCTACCCGTTGCCGCAGGCGATTCAGGACGATGGCTGCACCTTCGTCTGTCTCTGCAAGCTTCGCCATCCATGCGAGGGCCTCAAGCATCTCCGAGTAGAGCGTGGGTCGCTCCAGGTGCGACGGCTCCGGGGCTGGGAGCGCCGGCCCCTCAAGTCCGTGCGCCGTCGTCATCGCTTCGCAGTGCGCCGCTACGTCACGCAGACAGCTCGCATCCCATACCGTGTCGGGGCGAGCCT